ATCCTTGCAGGCACGCCAACAACTGGATTAACAGTTACAGGTGCAGGTATACAGACAGCACGATTAAGCGGAGCCTCTGATACAACTACTTCGATTGAGACAGGTTCACTTAATCTAAGATTCAATGCGAATGGATCGGAATGTATGAGAATAAATTCTGCTCCTGACTTACTAATAGGAACTACAACATCTGGTGGCGAGGGGTTTACATTTGATACATCTGCTGCGACTCTTACACACGGCAGGGCTTCTGGTGCTGCACAATCAAT